AATGGATCCAAGTTATTCTCTGCTGACCTCTCTGCTGCAACTGACTACATTCCACATGGTCTGGCAGTGCACACGGCGACGAAGCTGTGTGAACTGCTTAAAAGACCAGAGGATGTGCCGCTCGTAACACGGCTCTTCGGACCCAAGATGGTTGGCCCAGAGAAAACCTGCAATGGTATTCACATGGGTCTTGGACCTTCTTGGACCGTATTGAGCCTCCTCAACGGTTTTGCTGCGTGGTATGCTGGGGCTCGTAAAGAGACCTACCAGATTTGTGGAGATGACCTCATAGGCTTCTGGCCAAAGAAGCTAGCGGACAAGTACACGGATACCTTAGAGAGACTTGGTTTAGTTGTCAATTTAACTAAGTCCTTCTATGGTAAATCTGGAGTCTTCTGCGAAAGAATGATGAGAGTGAAGGGGCGCTTCGCTGTGTCACAAGATTTAGGACACATCGGAGCAATGACTGCCTCGAAACTCTTATCAGGTCGTTCTACGAACCGTTACGCTACCCTCGACAGTCTGGAGTACTCGTCAGTACTAGACATGAGGGAAGAAGTGCGCCAAGCACTTCTACCACGCGGCACTGGACCTGGTATGGTTAGAAATGGAGGAAATGGAAAAGGTGGCCTACACATTCGTGGATTAATTGGTCTTGTCAAAGATCAACATCGTAAACGTGTAGCAAAGCCGCTTCCAAAGTCCATTTCCGAGGTGTTTAGGCTAGAGGGTGCTATGGATGGTGAAGTTTCCATCCAAGACTTCACCATAGCCTACAACACAGCTCTAAGGCTAGAGAGAGCACGAAGTGGTCAAAAGCCAGAGAAACCATACGTACCCACTGCTAAAGATTTTCGTCGACTGTCCCAACTGAATAGGAAGAGTCAGAAGACGTTGACACAATTAGCAGCAGAGGTCCGCTTGCATTCCAAACTATCCTCCAAGAACAAGAGACATGCATTACACATGATCTCTCGGGCTCGTCGGAAAGACGTTCGGAACTCCGAATTTCGAAAACGACTAGAACGGATTCTTGGTCGTCCTCGGGCGAATCGCTACCTATCATTGAAGACTTGCCAAAGACTTCTCAAGGGAGTGACTCATCCGGAGATGGTGGATAGGTTACTAGTACACGCTAAATCGCTAGTTCAGCGTGACTGGAATACCCATCGCAGAGCAAGGTTGGCAGCCTTGCTCCGCGAAACCGGGACAAACTAGTTGTCCC